ATTGGCAGCGGTAAACTCCGATCTACCAGCTATGTCGGCTACGGTAGGTGGTGCGGTTCCTACGCCGCCTAATAACACTACGACATTTTTACGTGGTGATGCTACATGGGGAGTACCCGCTGGTAGTGGGGGTGGTGCTTCGGATATTACGGTAGCCACTATCGCAGCGCTAAAAGCTTTAAACGTAGCGACACTAACAGACGGCCAAGCGCTCTTCGTTCGTGGGTACTACGCAGATAACGACGGTGGTGGTGGCGGTTTCTACTACAAATCCGGTTCGTCTACAGCAGACGATGGTGGCGCGGTAATACAACCTACAGCTGGCTCAGGGCGGTTTATACGAATTTGGTCTTCATTGGTACGATTCCCTGTAAGGGCTTGGGGTGCAAAAGCTTCTAACTCGTCAGGTGATGCGACAACTAACACAACGGCCATTGATGCTGCGATTGCGTATCTGACTGGTAGCAGCTTGCCACATACTGCGGGTACAGAAACTTACATCCTTGACTTTGCCGACGGTAACTACTACTCCAACGGTCATAAGTTACCTAACAATACCATTATCTTTAGTGGCTCGACCTCTGGCTCATGCCGTTGGATTCATGCGGATGGCAACTTCAAACCACTGATTTACTGGACGGGTGGTGTATACCTTACCGCGGTACCATGGGGTGGCATACACAGAATTAACTTGAAAGCGGGTAATAACACTTTCCCCGCGATCATGTACTTCGATACTTCGATAGATAACCAGACAGACTTTGACGAGTTAACAGTAGCGGGTACATCTACCGGCACGGGTGGTGCGCAAAAATGCGACGGCTTCTCTATCCCGTACTACTTGAACCTCAAGATGAACCGCTTCAGGGCTGATTCTATCGGTGGATACGCCATGCGTGTGCGGGGTTCGACTACGGTTGCTAACAAAACTTTTGCTACTATTACCCCAGCGATGTTTACTACAGCTATCGCTAATGGCGCAACGGGTGTGATACCTATCGGTAACAGTTCTAACGTACAGTTCCCTACTCTACCCTTCGGTACCGCGATACTGATGTGGAACGCCGCAGCCGGGGTAATGCCCACCGTCGGTGATGGTGGCGCAGCTCTGCTTGATACTCAAGGCGGCGGGATGTACTTTGCGGGTAAAGGTACTGACCAGAATAACTTGGTCTTGTATCGTACCCAAGCAAATGCAATCGCAGGTACGAGTCCGATTACTTACACCGTCACTAGCACAGGTAACATTGTAATAGCTTCTTTCATGGCTGCTTTCAACGTGGCTTCAGTTAGTGCAGCAGCAGATACTTTCACCTATACCAATGACAAGAACATCATTGTGGCTAGTCCTACCCTTGAGTCAGCACGGGCTACTGTGTACGGCTCCGGCCAACAAAATCCGATTACAGTTGGTACCACTCCCTCCAGCTACACCGCGGGAATAGATAATGGCTCCGGTTCTGCGGGTACGGTACTGACCGTAACGGCTATGACTTCAGGCACTCTGTGTGTGGGGCAAACCGTAGCTGGTGCAGGTATTACGGGTGGTACTACGATTACTGCACTTGGTACAGGTCGTGGCGGTATTGGCACTTACACCGTCAGTGCATCCCAACTGATTGCTAGTGAAGCTATGACAGGCACAACTGGTAACGGGGCGGGTAGTCTGCATGCGGTCTTCTTATACTCCGACGGCACAATGCCGGGCGGATTAGTTGCTGGTGTTGCCTACTTCCCGATTTATGTAGATGCGCAGACATGCCAGTTCGCTACTACCCCAGCCAACGCGATTGCAGGTACAGCGATAAATATCACTAGCGCAGGTACAGGTAATATTACGATGGTCTACGATCACCAGATCGGTTCACTCGGTATCGGGGGCTTGCAAATTGCCGGTAGTACTTGGAATATGGGCGGCGCAGCTACAGCAGAGACCATTAACAGCGTTGCTTGTGGTGGCTTAGGATTCTTGTACGCAGACTTTAGCTATATCTCCTACGAAGGCGCTATCGTCATTGACGGCAACCGCTTCGAGATTAACGGAGCTATGGCGCGTGATACGGTGTTCGGTAGCTCAAAGATCGCTGTGGTACGTGTTGAATGCGGCTCCAACCCCTCCGTGATCGGGCCTAATGGTATTGGGGTATCTATCAAGGACATGGCACTGGATGTGGCTGTAGGTATCAAGGGCGAAATGTACCGCATTGTAGCCAATCGTGGTAATGCTGACTTGGCACCAGACTTTGAAAACTGCATACTGCAAGGTATGGGTTCAGCGTATAACAACGACAATGGTACCGCACGCAGTATGACCGTACCGATTGGTACGAATGGTAACAGGCAATGGCTGGCGCAGGTAAAAGGCGGCAAGAACGCTTCTACAGCAGCCACACCCTACCGTCTGGATGGTATGGCACAGTCAGCTAGCCAAGGGCGACAATCCGGTTTATTAGCAGCAGCGCAACAATCTAGTTCTATCTCTAAGAATGGTGACTTGCTTGCCTCTTCAGATACCGGTGTGGCCTTTTATGCAGCTACTCAGGCTACTACGGGTTGGTGTAAAGGTACTGGTGCCACTAGCGCGGGTACTGTGACAGGTACTACCGGAGCAGGAGCTACTTTTACACTATCAACGGTGTCAGGGTTAAATGTAGGAATAGGTACCGCGGTAAGTATACCCGGTGCGGGGGCCGCCGCGGCAGCCTTAGTGGGGGTAATTAAGTCAGTAGACAATCTAAGTGCTACTCCCACTTTCGTACTAGGCAACGCGGTAACAGGCGCAGACCTACCATGTCTGACCAATGTCACAGCAGTTACGATGACATTCATGCCGAGTACTTGGGCTTCTGTTCGCGAATACTACACGGTAAGTGCAACATTAGACTTCCCTAGCGTAGCCGCGAATACTACCTCTGATCTTACTATCGCAGCCCCGACAAACGTAACCTTCAGGGATGGTGCCCAATGTATCGTGGGCGTAAAGATAGCCGCGATAAGCGCAGGTATATCATACACGGCCTTCGTAACTTCGGGAGGCGCTTCGGTAACTGTACGGTGTACTAATTGCACCGTCGGCGCGGTAAATCCGGCTTCAGCGGTATTTAATGTAGATGTAGCAGTTTAAGGGAGATACAATGCCTTGGAGACAAAGCGGCAATAGTAATGCAGCAGCAGCACCCGCAGTTATTACCCCGCCGGCTTCTACAGTGGCATGGCAAAACACTACGGGCTTTCCTATATTGCTGGTTATTAGCGGCGGCACGGTAACGGTAATTTCAGTAAGCCGCGATAATGCCGCGTATTTTATCCTTGGACTAATAGCGGGTAGCGTGTTGCTCGCTCCTAACGACTACATAAAGCTTACTTATGCCGTCGCACCAACGGTATTCACTGGCTTTCCCCAATGAATTTAAACGAAATACTGGCTCAACTCACGAGCCTGTCACCAGAAGCCCAAGGCGAACTCACAAAGGTCGCCTTGGATTCTACCAAAAGCATGAAATGGGTACCTAACCCCGGGCCTCAGATAGAGGCCTATTTTTCTGAAGCTGACGAAATATTCTACGGCGGCCAAGCGGGTGGAGGCAAGACCGACCTTGAGATAGGCTTGGCGATTACTGCGCACCAAAACTCGCTTATACTGCGGCGCACCAATAAAGAAGTCGACGGGTTAGTGGAGCGCATGGCTAGTATCCTCGGCACACGTGACGGGTGGAGCGCGCAACACGGTATGTGGCGCATATCAGATGGACGGTTAGTTGAGCTTGGTGGTTGCCAGCTTGAAGAGGATAAGCAAAAACGTAAAGGGCACCCTAAAGATCTATACTGCTTTGACGAAGTCAGTGACTTTACCGAAAGCCAGTACACCTTTATCATCGGCTGGAATCGTTCGGTAGATATCAATCAACGTTGCCGTATAGTAGCCGCAGGTAATCCCCCAACACAACCAGAAGGCCTATGGGTGTTGAAACGCTGGGGCGCATGGTTAGACCCAACGCACCCTAACCCTGCTCAGTATGGTGAACTCCGCTGGTATACCACGGGCGACGATGGTAAAGAGGTTGAAGTAGATGGCAGAGGCCCACATATCGTCAATGATGAAGAAGTCTACGCGCGGTCTAGGACTTTCATCCCCGCCAAGTTATCAGACAATCCCGACCTCGCAGCAACGAATTATGGGGCTACGTTAGATGGCCTTCCAGCCGAGTATCGCGCAGCTTACCGTGACGGTAGTTTTACCGCCGGTCTAGCGGATAATGCTTTCCAAACCATTCCTACAAGTTGGGTGCGCGAGGCGCAAAAGCGCTGGAAAAGCGTGCCGCCTGTTAATGTACCGATGTGTGCTATTGGTGTGGACGTGGCACAAGGTGGTTGTTTTGACGACAAGACAGAAATACTCACCGATGATGGGTGGAAATTATTTAGTGCCTTAACTGGTGCGGAAAAAGTCCTTACGCTAGATGGTGAAATAGCCAAGTGGGGTGGTATTACACATCTACACGCTTACCCTTTTAAGGGCGAACTAAATGTGTACGAACCTGCTAGGGGAATAAATTTTGCTATCACTGATAACCATAATCTTTTAGCTAAGAGTCCAAAAGCTACGGCCTATAGCGTGCAGCGGTACGATGCCCTGCCTAGGTATTTTAATTCAAAAAGGACGAATACGTGGGTAGGTAGTACGCCCGTTACGAAAAGTTTTAAAACCAGCTTAATAATGCCCAACGGGGGTAGCAGGGATAAAGAGTATTCTTTTACCTTCGAGGACTGGGCTAGATTTTTAGGCTGGTTTGTATCCGAAGGATGCACTTTTAAAGAGGTTAGAGCTAACGGTAGATGGCGCATAAATATCTCACAAAATAAGGGGTATAAATACGACCGGATAGGTGTGTTACTAAAACGTATGGGGTTAGTAGCGCGCGAAACAAAAAGTAGGAGCGGGTGGGAATTATCGAACAATACTATAGGTGAATGGTTAGCAGTTAATTGCGGTGTACATGCGGCTAACAAAAAAATACCAAGGGAGATAAAAGAAGCCCCACCAGAAGTACTTGAAGCTTTCCTTGAAGAGTATCGTTTAGGTGATGGCTCGATAAACAGGGGTGGTACCAGTAGTTACACTACGACGAGCAAACTACTGGTAGATGACATACAAGAAGTATTAAGCAAACTCGGACGGTGTGGTAAAGCAAAATGCGTACACCTAGCGGGTAGCGAATTCAGTATAGGTAACAGAAAAGTAATCCGCAAAAAGGATTGCTACACCGTTACAGAAACTCAAGGCCGAGAAGCTTACATAGACAAAGAAAAAGTACAACGAGTACCCTATGAGGGTTTGGTGTACTGTGTATCTACACCATTAAAAACGATAATGGTCCGTCGGGGCGGGAGTACAATGTGGAGTGGTAACTCCGATAATACAGTGCTTGCAATTCGCTACGACGGCTGGTATGCTCCGCTCAAAGTAGTAGCAGGTAAACTCACACCGGATGGCAAGACCGTTGCGGGGCTGGTAATTACCAGCCGACGAGATAGCGCCAAAGTAATTATTGATATCGGGGGTGGCTGGGGTGGGGATGCTTACGCGCACCTAAAAGAAAATGGTATTGATACGGCGAGTTACATGGGTGTTAAGCAATCCAATAGGCGTACCGTAGACAAGCAGATAACTTTTTTTAATGTACGGGCTGAAGCTTACTGGCGGTTTCGTGAAGCGCTGGACCCTTCACAAGAACAAGGTTCACCGATAATGTTGCCTGAAGACCCCGAGCTAGTGGCCGATTTATGTGCACCAAGCTACAAGATAGGCCCTAACGGTATACAGGTTGAGCCAAAGGCCGACTTGGTTAAACGTTTAGGCCGATCACCGGATAAGGGTGACGCAGTGGTAATGGCTTGGTGGGATGGACTAAAACAAGCGAATGTGCAGGGTGGTTGGAAAAATAAGCATAGTGTACCGAAGGTTAACTTAGGCAGGGTTGGGAGAAAATAATGTTTACAACGGTAAGCGCGAGCAGTAAAGTACAAAAAAAACCGGGTGACCCCGGATACGTAGCTCCACCTAATTCTGTACTTGGCTCGGTATTAGGTACGAATAAAGGTCCAGCGATTACTGTAGGGGGAGGCAATGCAGGGCCAGATTTAGGCTTGAGTGGTATGACAGTCGGGGCCTCTACGCCAATCGCCACAACACCTTCCACCGACGCACCGACCAATGCAAAGATACGTAAAGACTTAGGACTTGATACAACAGCAGACTCAGAAGGTTTAGACTCTATCCTGAGTGATGTAATGAACAAAAGAAAACAACGTGGCGCTGTGGCGTCTTCTGGTGTACTAGGAGGCTGATATGGGCGGCATGTTTGGTGGTGGGCAAAAACAACAAGCACAAGCGCCGATACCAGCGCAAAAAGTCATTCCTGTCGAGGACACGACAGTAACAGACATGGCAAAGAAAAGATCGCAAGCCGCAGCGCAACAACGCGGCGGCGTAGCTTCAACAGTTTTATCAGATACGCTAGGAGGATGATATGGCCGCAGTAGTCCCTTTTATACCGTTAATTGCCGCAGGTGTTTCAGTAATCGGTGGCATGATGAACAGGCCGGATACCCCTAAACAGTATGCGCCGCAGGTTTCGACACCTACGGTAATGCCTACCGAGGATTCTGAGGCAACGCTAGCGGCAAAACGCCAAGCGCTCCTAGCGCAACAATCCCGAGGTGGGCGAGCTAGCACAATCCTCAGCGATACTAGTGACAGCCAAACATTAGGTGGCAATTAAGTGGACTTACCTACCTACCTTCAGCAACAAGGTGAACAGCTCTTCAGTAAACGTACGGCGTTAATGACGTTATGGCAAGCGCTTGCTGAGAACTTCTACCCAGAGCGAGCTGACTTCACAGCTTCACGCAACATGGGCGACACCTTTGCCGATCACTTGATGACAAGCTACCCGATACTCGCACGACGCGACCTTGGTAACGCATTTGGTTCTATGCTCAGGCCGTCAAGCAAAAACTGGTACCACATACGCACGACAGACAATTGGGATACCATTGGTGTCGAAGCAAGGCAATGGATTGAATGGGCTGAAGGCCGTATGCGCCGGGCCATGTATCACAAGACTAGCCAGTTCGTACGGGCCACTAAAGAGGGCGATCACGATTTTGCTACTTTCGGGCAATGCGCCATTCAGACAACGCTTAACCCTACAGCTACGGGCATGCTATACCGGTGCTGGCACTTGCGGGATATGGCTTGGGTAGAAGACCAAGGGGGTGGGGTAGAAACCGTCTATCGGCGCTGGAAACCATCCGCACGGCTATTAGCTTCAACATTCGGACGTGACAAATTGCACCCGGATATTATCACCAAGCTTGAAAAAGACCCCTACGCTGAAACTAATGTCTGGCACGTAATCCTACCCGCTGACCAATGCGAGTACGGGGCTAAAGTAAAGACCAAATTCAAGTCAGTTTATATCGACATTGATCACAAAGCCATTATCGAAGAGGTTGGAGTATTCGAACAGGAGTACGGAATACCTCGCTGGCAGACTGTTTCAGGCTCTCAGTACGCCTATTCCCCCGCTACGGTAGCAGCATTGCCAGACGCACGTTTGATACAGGCCATGACAGCCGTATTGCTTGAAGCTGGTGAAAAGGCCGTCAGCCCACCTCTATTGGCTACTCAAGAAGCTATCAGGGGTGATATCAATGTCTATGCGGGTGGTATAACTTTTGTAGATAGTGATTACGACGAGCGTCTTGGCGAGGTACTACGGCCAATTACCAACGATAAGAGCGGCATTACACTTGGGTTAGAAATGACCAAGGACACCCGTGAAATGATCGCTGAAGCTTTCTATCTAAATAAGATCGCTTTACCTCAAGCAGGGAATGATATGACGGCTTATGAAGTCGGACAGCGGATTCAGGAGTATATCCGTCAAGCCATGCCCTTGTTTGAGCCAATGGAAACTGAGTACAACGCCCCTCTTTGTGAAATTACTTTTAACAAAATGCTACGGGCTGGCGCATTCGGTTCACCGATGGACATGCCTACCGAGCTACGCGGTAAAGAGATCGAATTTGCCTTTGAGTCTCCACTACACGATGCTGTAGAGCGCGAGAAAGGTCAACGTTTTATCGAAGCTGGTCAAATGCTGGCACAGACTGTGCAGGTTGACCCTACGGCAGTGCATATCATTGACGCGAGTAAAGCTTTACGCGACGTACTCAAGTCGATAGGCGTCCCTGCGGCTTGGACACGCAGTGAGGGTGAAGTACAAAAACTTGTTGATGCCGATAAACAGCAGCAACAATCCGCTCAATTGCTCTCAACTATGCAACAAGGAGCCGATGTTGTGAAGACCTTACACGAAGGCGCACCCCAAGGTGGTCGCAATCCTTCGAGCCTTACAGAGAATACTCAAGGGATGTAAATAGTGACTACGCCTAAAAGAGTTGCTACATCTAAAAGGGTAATCCGTCGTAGTGCGGATTACCCAGCCGACTGGGAGATCGCAGACGCAGGGGCTTTACAAGCCCTTGTCCGTGGTGAGGCCAGCCCAGCGCAGCAACAACGCGCAATAAACTGGATAATCTATTCAGCGTCAGAAACCTACCAGAATACCTTCAGGACTGACCCTATGGAAAGTGCCTATGCCGCAGGTAAACGTGGCGTTGGTTTGCAGATAGTAAAGTTGATAACACTTAATTTAAGTGCATTAAAAGATAATTAAACCACAACCAAGGAGCATTAAAAATGGCAGACGAAAACACGGGCGCGGCAGCAACAGCTACCGATACCCCCGCAACAACGGCAACCAATACCGCAGCAACTACGACAACGACAACGGCAACCAATACCGCAGCAGCTACCACTGAAACAAATACCGCAGGTACCGAAACAAATACCACAGAAGCCACGGCCACGGCCGCTACCACAAACGAAGACACCGGTAATGATGACGTCGTGGCTACGGTAGATGACTGGGCCACCATCCGTACCCGAATTGCAAAAGGTGACGAGAAACTGGAAAAACGCCTAGCGCGTTATACTTCAGTAGACTCAATGGCCGAGGCGCTGATCGCTGCGCAGAATAAAATCGCCAGTGGCACAATGAAGAGCGCCTTACCTAAAGACGCTACCCCAGAGCAGTTAGCTGAGTGGCGTACTGAGAATGGTATTCCAGCCAAGGCAGAAGACTACGACACGAAGCTACCAGACGGATTAGTGATTGGCGAAGCCGATAAACCAGTCGTCGATGACTTCTTGAAAAATGCACTGGACGCTAATCTTAGCCCAGAGCAAGTCAAGAGCAGCTTGGCTTGGTACTTCAAAGAGCAGGAAAAGCAAATCGAAGCACGCAATCAGTTAGACTACAACGCCAAAGAAACGGGTGAAGAAGCCTTGCGCGAAGTCTGGGGGCCAGAGACTAAACTCAACAAGAGCTTGATTAAGGGCTTACTTGAAACAGCCCCCGGCAGCGTACCCGATTTACTGGCGGGCGCACGCTTGGCCGATGGCACGCCATTAGGTTCACATCCAGATACCTTGCGCTGGTTGGCTGATTTAGCTCGACAAGTTAATCCGGTGGCTACCGTCGTACCGGGTTCTGGTACCAATGCCGCAGCAGCGATTGAAACAGAGTTGGCAGGTCTTACTAAGATGATGGGCGACAAAACCAGTGACTACTGGAAAGGTCCACTAGCCGAGAAGAATCAAGCTCGGTACCGTGATCTAATAACAGTGCAAGAAAAAATGAAATAATAGTTGTATTTTATTTTAAAAGGGGTACCGTGCTGAATTAGTAACACCAGCAAGCACGGCCCCTTTAATGTTTTGTTGGACGATCTCGTAAGAGGCACCCGTCAGATATGAAGCCAAGGATACCCCAAACTAGCTGATATGTAATTTATATCAATTAACTAAGGAGTATCAATCATGTCTACAGATTCAGCCTTTCAAACGCAATACCGCGCCGAATTTATCGCCGCATTTGAGCAGAACCAATCATTAGTGCGTAACACTGTTACCACTGAAACAGAAATCAAAGGTAATGCCGCCGTCTTTCTAGTCGCGGGTTCAGGTAACGCTACCGCCGTAACACGTGGTCTTAACGGTTTAATTCCAGCACGTGCAGATGCTAACGATCAATACACAGCTACTCTTGTTGAGTGGCATGACTTGGATCGTAAATCAGGTTTCAACGTGTTTGCATCACAAGGCGATCAACGCCGTATCATGCAAGAAACTTCATTGGGTGTAGTTAACCGTAAACTTGACCAAGACATTATCGGCGAGTTGAATACCGCTACCCAAAACACCGGCGCAGCTAATACAGCTAGCTTGAGCCTGGTGATGTGGGGCCTAGCAGTCTTAGGTAACAACGCAATCCCATTGGATGGCAATATCTCAGCTTTAATCACACCAGCTTTCCACGCATACCTAATGCAAACTAAAGAGTTTGCGTCAGTAGATTACGTGAGCAACAAACCATTTGATGGCGCATATACCATGTACCGTTGGGCAGGAGTGAACTTCATTGTGCACCCTAACTTACCGGGCAAGGGTACCAGTGCCGAAAAATGTTTCTTGTATCACAAGAACTCTATCGGCAATGCGATTAACTCAGGCGGCATTACTACCTCAGTAGGCCGTGATGAAGAGCAAGACTATTCATTCGCTCGTACGACAGTGTATACTGGTTCTAAATTATTGCAAAACGCCGGTGTCGTGGTTCTAAACCATGACGGTTCAGCTTACGCAGCACTATAATTTACAACCAAATTAAATAAAGGAGTATTAAATCATGGCTTATACACCAGCAAATTTGTGTTTAGTTACCGAAAGCCCTATGACGGGCGCTGGGCAACAATGGACACACAACTCCGCTGACGCGGGCGCTACGGTACAAGTAACAGGGTTCATTAGTGACGGCGGTAATCGGGGTATGAAAGTAGGCGACATTTTACTACACCGCAATACCGCATCCAATATCGTGTCGTCACACGTGGTGATTACTGTTAGTACGACAGCACCGGGTGCAGTAGACTTAAGTGACTCTACTACAGTAGCTTCAGGTACTAACTCCAACTAAGTAGTATTTTAGTAGAGAGTTATGTATACTAATGGGGCACTTAACTAAGTGCCCCATTATTCTAGGAGAATATAAAATGGCTTTAATGCAAGATAAACTAAACCAAGCAGAGTACGTACGCTCTGTATTCGCGGTAACATTACCCTACGGCACTCCCTTTGACGATATTAAGAACCCGGCTTTCTGGGCGCATACCGCTGCAAAGTTGCACCCTACCGATAGAATTGAGATTATGGACGAAGAAGGAACGTATTTCGCTGAAGTGATGGTAAGCTCATGCGCGCGTAATTGGGCCAAGGTATCTGTCCTACGCTTCCATGAACTAGCCGAGAGTTTACCCGAAGGTAGGAGCAGCGCGGTAGATACTTTAAAAGATAAAATGGCCGAGTACGAGGTGGACTGGACGCAAAACACTAAAGCGCGGGTAGTACGCAAATCAGATCGTGAAGTCATCAAAGAAAATTTTGCGTCAAAAGCTGATGCTACTAAGTGGTTAGCTAGTTACGCAGCTAATACGGTAGTGTAATACCATGACCACGCAATTGTCGCTTTATAACGGTGCTCTTTATAACTTAAAAGAGCGACCTTTAGCTTCTCTCACTGAGAATCGGGAACCCCGCAGGGCACTAGATGCCCAGTGGGATGGGGCGATAGCTGCGTGTCTTCAGCAAGGTTTCTGGAAATTCGCCATGCGCACGGCCAAGTTCGTACCCAACGTTGGCTTTGTAGCTTCTTTCGGGTTTAAGAACCAGTTCACTCAACCTACAGACTTCGTGCGGCTATACGCCATGTGCCAAGATGAGTATTTCAACGTACCACTAAATCAGTACACCGAAGAGGCTGGTAACTGGTACGCTGATCTTAATCCGATTTATGTATCCTATGTAAGCGACGACGTCAGCTATGGCAGTAATATGGCAATGTGGCCCCAGACATTCGTGAACGCTGTGCAGCTTTACTTAGCTGTAAAAGCCGGTCCTAGGATATCAGGCGAAGACCTTAGCGGCATGAAGAAAGAATTAGTACAAGCCTTCCGCGACGCTCGTTCAAAAGATGCGTTAGAAGAAGGTACCAAGTTCCTACCACAAGGCAATTGGTCAAGAGCGAGGCAAAAAGGCAGTATTAACCGCCGCGACGGTGGCAACCGGGGCTCTCTCCTAGGATAAAAAATGGCTAAAGAAGAGGTATCACTACTCGCGTTTAATCGCGGTGTAGTCAGCAAGTTAGCACTTGGTCGCGTCGATATCAAGAGGGTGTCGATGAGTGCACAAGAGCAACAAAATTGGGTGCCTAGAGTTTTAGGCCCTATGTCATTACGCCCCGGCCTTCAATACCTAGGCGGTATCGCGGGTAATAACTTCTCACGCCAACTCCCTTTTATCTTCTCTACTACCGATACGGCCCTCGTAGAACTAACAGCCAACGTATTACGTATGCGCGTCAGCGAGGCCTTAGTAACCAGAGTTGCAGTCGCAACTGCGATCGCCAACGGCACCTTCGATACCAACCTCACTAGCTGGACGGATAACGATGAAGCGGGTGGGGTATCGTCATGGGGTACAGGCGGTTATATGTTGCTCCTTGGCACTGGTAATGCCGCAGCGATACGCGACCAGACGGTAACGGTAGCTGGCGGCGACTTCAGTAAAGAACATGCACTAAATATTACAGTCACGTATGGTGAATGCATCCTGCGGGTAGGTAGTACCGCTGCTGGTACGGATGATCTTATCAATGAGACTACACTTCGCCCCGGTGTGCATTCATTGGCTTTCACCCCACCGGGTGCGAATGTCTACGTCAGACTCATGTCTCGCATAAGTGCCACCACTTACGTGGACTCATGCGTAATAGCGCCAGCCGGAGTAATGACTTTGGCAACGCCTTGGGGCGTTAACGACCTACCAAACATACGGTACAAACAGTCTGGCGATGTTATTTTTATCGCTTGCTCAGGCATCCGTCAGATACGTATTGAACGCAGGTCTACTACCTCATGGTCAGTAGTCGACTACGTAGCAAACTTAGGACCATTCAGGGTAGAGAATACCTCACCCATTACCATCGCACCGAATGCAATTAAAGGGGATATCACACTTACGGCCTCAGCCGCATTCTTTCAATCAACCAATGTCGGTGGGCTGATAGCTATCGACTCGACAGGGCAGACGGTATCGGACGTAATTGCGGGAGCAGACTTGTACTCCGACCCCATTCGCGTTACGGGTATAGGCTCAGGCCGTGTATTTGGTATAACTGTCACAGGCACATGGGTAGGTACTATAACGCTTCAGCGCTCCGTTGGCTCTATCGGTTCATGGGTAGATGTTTCTAGCTACACTACGAACCAAAGTACGACATTGAACGATACTCTCGACAATCAGATTATCTACTATCGCATAGGTATTAAACCCGCCAGTTATACCAGTGGCTCTGCTACGGTCTCATTGGCTTATAGCGCGGGTACTATTCGGGGTATCGCGCGTATTACGCAGTACACTTCACCTACCGCGGTATACGCTCAAGTGGTAAAGGATTTCGGTGCTTTGACAGCTACGGTCAACTGGCTAGAAGGTTCATGGTCGCCACGTCGCGGCTATCCTTCAGCCGTTGGATTATATGAAGGCCGTGTCTGGTGGGCGGGTAAGGATAAAGTAATTGGTTCAGTGTCTGATGATTATGCTAACTTTGACGACTCGACAGTGGGCGATTCTGGCCCGATAAACCGATCAATTGGCTTCGGGCCAGTAGATACGATCAACTGGCTACTGGAATCGCAACAGCTTTTAATGGGTGCCCAAGGCGCGGAGTATACGTGCAGGTCATCAAGTCTGGGCGAGCCGTTAACACCTACCAATTTCAACTTGAAAGCCTCCACTAGCCGTGGTTCTAAGGGTGTAGAAGCGGCCAAGGTTGACACCTCAGCGGTCTTCGTAGATCGCTCAGGCTCACGGGTTTATGAAATGGTGATGGACCAGTATTACCTTACCTTCAGCGCTGAAGACTTAACGGCTATCTGCCCTGAAATAGGTCTGCCAGCGTTACTGCGTATCGCAGTACAACGTCGGCCGGATACACGGCTGCATTTTGTACGTAGCGACGGTACGGTAGCGATGATCGTTTTTGATAAAACCGAAGACGTAAAGGCTTGGGTGACAATCGTAACGGATGGCGTTATCGAAGACGTTGTCACCTTGCCGGGTGACGAGGAGGATGTAGTCTATTACACCGTAGCACGCACTGTTGGTGGTGTAACAGTACGCTACTTGGAGAAGTGGGCCAAGCAAAGCGAATGCGTCGGTGGCACGTCCAATAAGCAAGCAGACGCTTTCGTTTACTACAGTGGCGCACCAACGGCCACCCTATCCGGTTTAAGCCACCTAGAAGCGCGTACGGTAGTGTGCTGGGCCGATGGTAAGGACCAAGGCTCGTACCTAGTGACAGGCGGTGCGATAGTGCTGCCACAAGCAGTATCGGTAGCCGTCGTTGGGTTAGGTTATCAAGCCAAGTACCGCAGCGTAAAGATGAAAGACCTTAACCTGCGTAAAAAGATTAATTCGCTCGGCTTGCTACTCGCTGATACCCATGCCCAAGGCCTCTTGTATGGGCAGGATTACACCACTATGGATGACTTACCACAAATGGAACAGGGCGCCGTAGTTGACGCTAACTACATCTGGGAGGATTATGACCTAGAATCTATGGAATTTAATGGTGTGTTCGACACAAACGCACGATTATGCCTAGTAGCAAATGCGCCGAGGCCTTGTACGGTAGTAGCGGCCACTGCGGTGTTTGAAGTAAATGCCAAGTAAAATAAAACTTAGTTACGCTACTCAAGAGGATGTAAGCGAGTTCTACGGGCAAGCGCCGCTGTATTCATGCCGCGCGGTGATAGCAAGACTCGACGGTAAACCCGTCGGATTAGGTGGCGTCTACCGCGTACATAATATGATGGTTTTGTTCTCTGAGATACGCGAGCCGATGAAACCGTATAAAAAAGATATTATCCGCGCGTGCCGTATGGTATTAGAAATCGTTAAGAGGTATAGTATCGTAGTTTCGTACCCGGACCCTGAACAGATAACTTCAGAAACCTTCGGCAAACACTTCGGCTTTGAGTCTACGGGCTTTAAAAATGAAAACCGTGAAATGATGGTGAGGGTAAATAAATGACCGATCAAATGCAATCCTTTGCGCCACTGGCTACCGGGGTAGTTGGCACGCTATTAACGGCGCAAGGACAGAATAACCAAGGTCAAGACCAGCAACGCTTAGCCAATTATCAGGCTGCGCAGTTACGTCAGGATGCTGGTCAGCAAGTAGCGCAAGGAACTCAGCTAGCGCAGGATGAACAACGTAAATCCGCTTTGATCGCTTCTCGCGCGATAGCGGTAGCAGCCGCATCCGGAGGGGGCGCACTCGACCCCACGGTAGTTAAAATCCTGCAAGGCATACACGGCGAGGGTGAACTGGCCGCTGATACCCGTATGTATAACGCTAATGAAAATGCCCGTGACATGACAGATAAAGCTAGTGCTACTAAGTACAGCGGTAAACAAGCCGCCGCAGCGGGGCGCATGAAAGCTATATCTACTGTTTTAAATAGCGGTAGCCAACTAGCCAATACATGGGGCAGTACACCGGCACCTAATAGCGGTGGTGGTATCCCTAGCTTAGAAAGTAGTACTGATTTTTCGTATAGACCGAATGGGGGTTAAGCATGGCTCTACTTCCTAACCCAGACGAACTCCAACGGGTAACGCCACAGCCTAGCAGCGGTGTGGCTTCTTATACCCCCGACGCGGTAGACGCAGCGCAGATATCACAAGGCCAACAGATATCGCAAATGGCCGCGCAGGAAACAGCCAAGCTCGACCAGCTAAAAACGACTGACGCTGAAACGCAGTTAATGCAAAAAGAGCTAGACCTCAAGACTGAGTATAGCGGTATAAAAGGTGGTGGCGTTCTGATGACAGACTTTAACCAGAATTCGCAGGATCAGTACAAAGGCAGTGTGCAGAGCATTACTGATAGCCTAGCTACACCAGCCCAAAAAGCACAATTCCAGCAGATAGCCGCACGACGCGCGGTAGCCTTCGACGCCGGGCGTATAAGCTACGCTATGGGTGAAGCATACAGATTCCGAGGCCAAGTCTATATCGATCGGCTGGGGGCGATAGAAGCCACCGCTATGGCCAGTTACACACAACCCGACGTCGTGGCCCAGTCCATGCTGAGTTTAGAAGACACCTATGCCAAGGAAATGGTGCGGCTGGGGGTCAGTGACCCCGATATGCTTAGCCAAGGGCTTGCGGCATTACGCAGTGACTTTTATTCTAAGATACTGACGCATGAGCTAGCTAATAACGATACCGCTTCGGCCAACGCCACTTTCGCAGCTGCGGGGAATCTACTCACCGATCAGCAAAAACAAGCATTTGCGGATAGATTAAAACCTGCGAATGACTTTGCTGAAGGGCAGAAGCTTGCCGTACAAGCCCAGTCGATGATAGCTTCTGGTAAACCATTGACCGAAGTGGAATTGACGCTTACTAAAAGCGCTACCACACCCGGTGCATACAATGCAGCTAAGGCTATTTTTAATAACCTAGAACAGGCCAATGACAAAGCGCAAGCGCAAGCCGAAGGTAGTGTACTTATGCTGTACCACCAGAGTGGTAACCCTGTAGCAGCCAAAGCCGCTGTACTAGGTTCACAACAATTCCAAAGTTTAACACCGATGCAACAGTCTAAAGTTTACGACTACATGGGAACTGACGAACGGCAAGACATAATGCAGAATCGTCAGGATGTGCAGTTCGGGCAAAGTCAAAAACAATTTGCATGGTCACAAACGTCGCATGCGCACGAAATGCAAAACTGGAAAGATGAAGACGCCAACCGTGCCGAAGCTGCAAAGTACAAAACACCTCAAGCTAGGGCCTCTTTCTACGGCGCGATTACGGACCCAACTCTGGCGACTAAATCCCATGCCGAGATATGGGGAAAATACGGCCCTACTATCGGCCCAGCGCTAACAGCTAAAGTCATCGACGAATTCGATACCGTTGTCAAGCAACAAAAACCATTGGAACTGGACGATGATATCCTAGAAGCGGCCAAGCCCGCGGGTCTTAAAAAGAACATCACGGAGGCTAATAACGACGCCTTCAAAGGTTTCGTTAAGTCATCACTCATGGACTGGCAAGCACAGCATCCGGGCAAGGCACCAACACCAGATGACCAACGGGCTATTGCGGCCAGTGCTAATACAACGTATGGTGAAAACCACTGGTACGCGCCAAGCCCTGCGCCAGCTTACCAAGGACCCCCAAGCGATTGGGTTCAAAAACTACAAACCTCATCCAGCAAAATAAATGGTAAACCTTTGACTGACGCGCAGGTTCAGACTGCATGGCGTAAACGCGCCCTTTCACAAACACTTCAAGGACAATAATGGCTACTGATGATTTCGATGCAATGGCTAAAGAAGCGGGGCTTACACATGTACCCGCTGCGCCTGTAGCTCCCCCCGCTGCGCCTGTAGATGACTTTGATGCTATGGCTAAAGCAGCACCGAGGGCAACTACCGATGCGCTTCACGCAGCATTGTACCGTGCGTCTTTGACTGACCCTACCGTAGAAGCCAAACGTCAGAATGCAGCACGCGCTTTAAATGTAGACAAAGGTTCGATTGTCGACGTTAACCGCGCGCAGACAGACGCTACGTTGCAACAAAACAACGCAGATACCATTACGGCAAATTCTCCCAAAACGGGAGCTTGGTTGACAGATCAGGCTAACGCCGATGTAGGCTGGAAAGACGCCAACGTATTAGGCAGTATCGAAAAAGCGGTAGGCATGCTAGCCAGCTATCCGGCGAGAGCTTTGGCTAACCCCTCGGACGCTTGGGATGATATTAAAAGCCTAGGTTCGTCAGCCTTATCGGGTATCGCTATCGGGCAGAAGAATCTTACAAAGTTTGGGGAAAATACCCTAGGGTACCTAACTCCCGCTAGTCAGCGGCAAGCAGTGACAGCAGGGCTTAATGCTGATATACAGCGCCTTACGCTTACAGGTGATGCCCCTCTAGGCAATCAAGTGGCTCAGGCCCTCGGTAATACCGCGGTAATGCTCGGTGAAATGGTCACTACTGGCCCCGCAAGTATCCCAGCTAAAGCGGGTGAGGTGTCTGCTAAAATCTCTACCATCCTAGCTAATACCTTTGGTAATACTTCAAAAGCGGCTTGGCTGCCAATAGCGGATAGTGCGACTAATACGTACTCTGATGTCTATGCTAAAACGGGTGACGCGGGGTTAGCTTCTAAAGAAGCGACTAAAGAAATGCTGTCTACGCTATTGACCCTATCCATGCCGATTGGCTCACAAGGTAGCGTCTTAACTAGGGGGCTGACGGGTATCCCTACGGGAGTAGCGTTAACTGAAGCGCAACGGGCAGCGCATAACCTTACCAGTGAAGACCAACAACCTTGGAGTCCAACGGCTGACGTAGTAGGAGGCTTAACCAATGCCTTCTTGAGCGTTGGTATGGGTCATAACCCTCACGACTACTCTGAGTACCAAAACGCCGTGCAAGATCACGCAGCCCTAACTAGTAAAATCGAACAAGCTCAGCAAGGCCATGAGTCTATGATGGATATTTCGGCCTTGGCTCAGGCTAGTGAGCTACGCAAGAATTCCCCTGAAGCCTTCAACCAGTTTGTAGCTAAGATGACCGAGGACGGCACCAGCGAAGTCTATGTACCCGCTAAGAAGCTTGCTGAGTCATTAGATCAGGCAGGTTGGAGCGACGCGGTATTAAATCAGAAAATGCCAGACGTAGCGCGCCAGTTACCTGAAGCGCTTGGTACTAATGGTGACGTAAAAATTTCTATTGCCGATTACGCTACCCACTTGGCTGGCGACCCAGCCGAGAAGTCTATTATCAACGACCTCAAGACTTCACCAGACGGGTTGACATACGCGCAAATGCTCGACGAAAAGTCTAAGCAGCAACAAACGATGAGTGAGACAGCCGACAGGATAATTCAGTCAGCTTCTAAGGACGAGGCTTCTAGCGCGGATAATAAGCTGGTAGAAAATACCATTCTGCAAAAGATAAAAGAAACCAGCATGTACCGGAATGACGTAAGTAGTACTTACGCCAAGATCGCAACGGCGGCTTACGTGAATGAAGCGGCCAAAGAAGGCATGAAAGCTTCCGAGCTATTCGCTCTTAAGCCATTCGACGTGCAGAGCGTACTCGGTGGTGATCGTAGCTACAACCAACAAACGCCAAAAGGTTTAAACTCTGAGGATATAGGTAGGGCACTTACGGGTAAACTGCAAGATTTTAGTAAAGCCGTAGCCGAGTACAACACACGGCCAGATGCACTTGGCGGCAAGATTATCAATACCGACGTAGCGCGTGAATTATCACCACACTATTTGAAAGACCGTTCGCTATCGGCCGCAGTGCATGGACCAGCTAGCCAGTTCGTAAAGGACTTATACGCAGCAAAACTGCAAGAGGCACCGAAAGAGGGTGAGTTACCTACGGTACTCTTCACGGCGGGGGGTACAGGCGCGGGTAAAACCAGCGCGTTGTTGAAAGCTATGCCTGAAGCTGTGGGGGGAGCCCAGATAGTTTACGATACCAACATGAGTACCTACGACAGCTCAAAAGCCAAAGTCGAACAAGCGCTTGATGCTGGGAAAACCGTGGATATCATACTGACTGTACGGCATGCAGTAGACGCGCTTGTCAATGGCGCATTGCCCCGAGCTATGAAACAAGAGCGCAACTTCGGTACTGGACGCACGGTGCCTATTGAAGCTCATGCTTCAACGCATATTGGTTCTGCCGATACCGTACAGCGCATAGCCGAAGACTATAAAGACGACCCACGAGTAAAGGTAACGGTACTGGATAATAGCTTCGGTAAAGGTAACGCCAAAGAAATAAGTGTAGCAGATGCTAATAAATACGCGTATAATGATAAACAGGACTTAGAAGAGACTCTTCTGTCAGCATTGAAAGGTGAATATGAAAAAGGCAACATTAGCGAAGCCGTTGCAAAAGGCTTCGCCCATACCTCCCGAGGTAATGAAGCAGATCGAATTATACCGCGCGAGGCTGGGGCCGATGCTACTGGCGGGGTTGAACAAGCCGGACGAGGAACCTACGGCCAAGACCAACGAGGCACCTATAATCCCGAAACAGCCACAATCGGATTAACACGCCGCGCCGATCTGTCTACGTTCATCCATGAGCTTGGACATCATTTCTTAGAACTAAAGAACTTTCTCGCCAGCCGTGAGGGTGCGTCAGAAGCTACCCGCAAAGACCTTGACACCCTTTTAGAAAAGTTTGGTGTTAACGGCGATACCCCAGAAGCGCGTTTAAATAGCTGGAATAACTCAGACTTTGAAAACAAACGTGCTGTGCATGAGCAGTTTGCCGAGGGGTTAGAAAAATACTTTCTAGAAGGTAAAGCCCCCTCGGTAGAATTACAAGGCGTCTTCAGCCGTGTTAAGGCCTGGATGATGAATGTCTACAAAGACCTCGCTCCTGCCGATATCGCGCCAGAAGTACGTCAGGTTTTTGATCGTATGTTTGCTAGCGAAGAGGCTATCAAACGCGCTGAAGACCTTAACGGTTACAAAAAATTGTTCGATACCAAACCAGACGGCGTAGACGAAGCTACTTGGAAAGCCTACGCCGAGCAGGGCGATCAGGCAACTCAAGACGCTATCGGTACCATGCAAGCTAGGTCAATGCGCGATATGAAGTGGTTGAGCAATGCCAAGAGCAAAGCGCTTCGGGCATTACAACGGGAGGCTAATACTCAACGGCGCGATGCTGAGGCTGAAATTACCGCCGAGGTTGATACTAGGCCAGCCCAGCTAGCTAAAAAAGCGCTCAAGGCTGCGGGAAAGGGTACCGACGAGGATTTAATTGCCGAGCAGTTCGGCTACCAGAATGGCGCCGATATGCATAAGGCTATCGAAGCCGAGGGTAGCCGCAAGGATATGATCGAAGGTATGACCGATCAGCGTATGCTTGAGCAGCATAGCGAATTGTCCGATAAGAATTCCATCGCGCGTGCCGCTGATGTAGCTATCCATAACGAAGCTCGCGCTAAGTTCATGGCAACGGGTCTTAAGATACTTACTAAATCCGCAGTTCCAGTGCGTGAGATTAACGCGGCGGCAAAAGAGGCAGCCAATACCGCGATTAGCAGTAAGGTGATTGAAGACTTGCGGCCAGCACAGTACGCAGCCGCAGAAGCCAGAGCGAATAAAGAAGCGCTTAAGCTAGCGCCTAAAGACCCTAGCGGTGCGGTAGAGCAGCAACGCGCAGCATTACTGAACAATCGCCTTTCGCGTGCAGCGATGGATGCTACCGACGATATCAACAAGGGCCGCCAGTACCTATTGCGCTTCGACAAGCGCGATGTACTACTTAAGATGGACCCTGAAGTACGTGACCAGATACTATCAACGATAGATCGCTTCGACTTGCGTAAGAACCCTACCATGCAGCCTTCAGCCGAGAAGGTTGCGCTTAAGACTTGGGCAACCGCTATGGCCGAGGGGGGTTATTCACCCGCCTTATCCGACGCCGTTCTGAATGAAGGTCGCCCCCAGTCTTACCAGAAGCTTACGGTAGAAGAGTTCCGTGGTGTAGTAGACTCAATACGCTCGATGGAAAAGATAGGCCAACAACTTAAAACGATTACGGTAAATGGCAAGCGTGAAGACGTAGACGCCGTTGTTAAAACGAAATTTCTACCAAAATTACTAGCACGTGGATCTAAGTACACGCCTGAAGAGATATTGATAAAACCTTCTGATCGTTTTGATAGTAAAGCCAAAGTTACGTTTGAAAAGATGAAATCATGGTTTCATAGCCTTCTGGTCGAAATGAAGCCTGAAGAATACAAACGTAACCAATACGACATGCATGAGCTATTCGGCCCATTCGGTAGGTATGTTTATGATCGCATGTTCAATGCCACTTATACCAAAATGAGCCGTCAAAAAGCTTTATCCAAGTTCTTTGAAGCCGAAGGGGAACGGTTGGGTAAAGACTGGCAAGAAAGTATGCACGATAAGATTGACAATAAGTACCTGCAAGACCCCGATCTCGGTAACAAAATGATGGACTTGACTCGCAAGCAGTTAATTGGTATCGCATTGCACGTAGGTAACGAGTCTAATTTTAGCAAGCTTACCAAAGGTTGGAATTGGGAACCGGCTAATGTTTCCAAGCTACTGCACGAACACATGGCTGAAAAAGACTGGTCAGCAGTTCAAACTATCTGGGATAAGTTCGACGCCGATTACCCTGAAATACAGGCTATGACAGATAGGCTTGGTAACATTCAACCAAATAAGATAGAACCACGCCCATTCAACACCCAGTTCGGTGAAATGAAGGGCGGCTATGCGCCTATAAAATACGACCCATTACGCTCAAAACTTGGTAATAAACAAGGCCAAGTTATAGCCTCTGGGCAAACGGAGGGCTTATTTGGTCCTAATTACTTCCGCAACGATGTAACGACCAATGGCTCACTGAATAATCGGCTAGCTAGCTACACTGATCGTGTAGACCTTGATTATACGAATATAGCCAAGACCATGCAGGAATCAATACACGACCTGTCATACCGCGAGGCTATAATAGACGTGCACAAGATCATAGAACACCCAGACTTCAGGAACCAGTTTCAGTTGACCTACGGGCCAGAAGCCTATACGGGTATGCGCCAATGGTTAGGCAACGCGGCCAACTCAGCCGCGCAGGAACGGGGCGCACAAGCCTTCTCCAAGGCCATGTCGTACACACGTACGGGGTTGGTAATCAATGGTATTGGTTTCCGTGTCATGACCATACTAAAACATAGTAGCGCCGCCGGGTTGAAGACTACTGGCTACTTTGTAGGGTCTGAAAAATACCTAGCCGCCGCCGTACGGGATATGGCTACTTCACCGATCAAGCAAGCTCAGGATGGTATCGCCAAGTTCCCTGAACTCGCGGCACGCTGGATGCAACAGGACCGTGATTACAAAGAACTCTCGCAGTCCATGTTTGAACCTGAGTCATTCATGGATAAGGCCCATCGCTTTGGACATGCGGGTGTTGCAGCTACGGACTTCATGACTGCCGTACCGACAGCATGGGCCGCTTACAATCGGGGTATTACCGAAGGGCTACCGGTCAATAAGGGTGGTACGGGTAAGCCAATGTCAGAGCAAGAGGCAGTTAACTACGCCAATAAAGTAGTACGCGAAGCGCACGGCGCACAGATTGAAACAGCACGTTCGTTGATTATGAATGAACGCAACGAAGCAATTAAGATGATGACCACGCTTTATGGCTTCATGAATAACACTTACGGCCAAACGGCTAATATGTTCGACGAATTGAAAACGCAAGGCTACTCAAAACCAGAAGCGCTAGGCAAGGGCTTTATGGCCGTGATGGTGCCCGCTTTTATGACGGCATATTTGATCGAAGGTAACCCGATGAACGACAAGCACGGCCCGTTATGGTGGATGGCAAAGGCTGCGGCCGATGAAGTAGCAGGTATCCTACCCGGTATTCGTGACGCTTGGAAAATGGTTCAAGGCTACCGTGGTGCTGGTCTTCTCGGCATAGAATCAGCTTTATCGTCTTTAACCAAACCTATTATCGACGCAGTTAAGGTTGCACAAGAGCGTGACGTGCACACGGGCATCCGTGATACCGCCGACGCTTTAGGTACTTTCACGCATATACCGGGGTTAGGTCAAGCAGGTGCTTCTATCCAATACCTTCGGAACGTGCAGACAGGCTACGAGCATCCACAAGACGCTTGGGATTTTGCCGAAGGGTTTGTCAAAGGCCATGGCGATAAGCAACAGTAGTTGAAGTTTTAATCTAGACGTGTATAGTCACGAAAAAGGACACTACCAATGAGCCAGACTGACCGCAACGGTAACGCTACTACCCCGCCAGTTCCACCGACAATACTCGGTTGGTCTTGGCGCGGCGCATGGATTACGGGTACAGTGGACTACGTTATTAATAATCTGGTGTCCTATGGCGGTTCTACGTACGTATGCCTAGTAAATAACATAGCTGGGGCGTCTTTCGCAACTGATCTGGCCGCTGGGCTTTGGGCTTTATTCGCTCAACAAGGCGCTAGCGGTTTATTACCCGCTAACAATTTATCCGATGTTATTGATGCTGGTGTTTCCCTATCAAATCTACAAGGTGTAAATAAGTCTAGCCTAGCTAATCAAACATATACGGCATATACCACTGGAGGAACATCGTCAGCCTATACGGTTACAGCCTCGCCAGCACTGACTACTTACACTAATGTTAGACTAGCCTTAACGTTAAATGCCACGCCTACTGGTTCACCGACTATGAATTGGAACGCATTAGGTGCTAAGAACTGGAAATATTACGATGCTTCAGGCAATAAGCAATTTGTCACCTCAGCCCAAGCATTAATTAATCAAGTCACTGATAACTGGTATGACGGTACGGATGTAATCTTACTTAATCCATTAACCCCAGCAGTTAGAACTGATGTACCTGTCCGTCAATGCGTAGTATATGGCCCTGTAACTGCAACTGGTATTGCTGACCTGATTCCACAGTCGCAAATTGGCACATCTGCTGCCACTGGCTGTACGTTAAAAGGTTCAACATCTGCATTTATGGCAACGGTAGGAAATGGCTTTAATACTGATGGTTCACAGAGAAATCTGAATAAAGTACGTTCGACCGATTTAACCGTTGCTGGCTTGACGGTATCACAGACTAACTATATCTGGTATGACACCGTAGCTGATACTGCTGGTTTTGTCATAGTTGCAGATGCATTCCAGTATGGTGGCACGATTCCTATCACAAATAATCAATACACCTACGATTACCTTAATCACATCATGTATTTAGGTAATGGTGCAACGGCAGTTCAAAGTAACAGAATTATTGTTGCAGAGGTTGATTGCGGTGCGGCCAATATTTCAGCGATTCGTGTACGGGCTTATGCTGGACAGTATGATTCTGGCTATACAGCAACGCTGATAGCAGCGACGGCAGCTTACACAAAAAATCATAATATGGGCACGCAAGAAGTTACTATTACGGAAACAATCCAATGCACTACCGCAGAACAGGGTTATTCTATTGGAGATATGTTAGATAATCCGCAAACTTCTGCTACAAACATCCCATACAATCCATCCATACTGAAGTTGAAAAATACTGTTATTAATAGACGAGGCTCCAATAGCGGATACCTTGTCGCCAATGCATCTACTGGAGGTTTTTGTACATTGACTGCTGCCGATTGGAAATACAAAATCACAGCTAAAAGGAACTTATAATGCCATATATCAATGAAAATATTGGTTATTACGTTGGCGACAAAATATCCCCAAATGATATAGATGTTATAGAAAGGCCAGATGAGTTTCATGAATATATTAATAGCGAATGGGTATTTAACGAAATTTTAAAGCGAGCTTCAATTCCAACGCTATCCAAATGGGATGTTCGCAAAATCCTCACTAAGGTTGGCCTTCGTGCAGCAGTAGAAGCCTTTATCGCTACCTCAACCCAAGAGAACAAGGACGCTTGGGAATGCGCAGCAGATTACGAACGTCTAGACCCAGTACTTGCCGCAGCAGCTTTAGCTCTGGGTATTTCAGATGACCAGTTAGATCAAATGTGGGCCTTGAAAGGTACCGTATAACACTAAGAGGAGGGTAATATTATGGCGAGTGAATCAACACTGACATACCGAATTTCTACAGGTTTACTGTGGGTAATAGTAATACAAATGTTCGGTATTGTGTGGTGGATTGCCTCCTACACAGCAAAGGCTGACGAGCGCCTGAAGGTACTCGAAGAACAACAAACGGTATTAAGCTTATTACCCGAACGGCTAGCCCGTCAAGAGCAGCAAATGACAGTAACCAATCAGACTCTAAGGGATATACGTGATGACCTGCGGGCGTATAACCACGCGCCTATACGTTCCGATAATTACTCAGTACGCAGGAAAGCGACTCTAACAGGTGAACAGCCATGAGCCTAGCCGGTATCATTGATAAGGTGATAACGACAGAAGGGGGTTATTCTAATAACCCTAACGACTCGGGCGGCGAAACAAACTTCGGTATCACGCTCTCGACGGCCAGACACTATGGCTACCTTGGCGCGATGAAGGATATGCCTCGCGCTATCGCGGTAATGATCTACACTAAACAGTACGTGCTAGACTGGAATTTTCACTTGGTCTACAATATTAACGAACGTATCGGGGCAGAATTAATTGACACCGGCGTAAATTGCGGTCAAGGTACGGCGACGAAGGTATTCCAACGTGCACTTAATTCACTGAACAACATCGTGCAGGGTCATCCGAATATGGCGCTGGACGGTATCATAGGCCCCGCTTCAATCCTAGCGCTTAGTACTTACCTGAAGACTCACAACACCAACGGCGAACTGGTACTACTAAGGGCTATGAACTGCTTGCAAGGTACACACTACATTGAGCTAGTGGAGAAGTACCAGAAGAACGAAGAATTTATCTTTGGTTGGTTATTAAATAGGGTAACTATATGAAATCGCATAAGATTACAATCGCAGTTTTTATTGGCTTTTTGGTATGGGATGGCGTATGCATAAACTATGCCAAAGCCGACAGCGTAAGTCGTACGGTAGGTATGCAAGAGCTATGCACCACTAGCACGAAGCTGGTAAGGCATACCTCAGAAGCTACAAAGAAAGCAGTCTACGCCGCAGCCGGGGTGACTCCTAGGCACTCACCTGAATGTACTGGGCCTAGCAATGTATGCGATGAAGTAGACCACGTATGGGCCTTGACGGGCGGTGGCGCTGACGTTATCGGCAACCTTCAGATACAATCGTACGAAGGACCGTGCAATGCCCACCAGAAAGATTTATTAGAAGTAAAGCTACACCACTTAATCTGTACGGATAAAACCCTTACCATTGACCAAGCTGGGGCTATCCTCACAACCGATTGGGTAGGCGGATATACCAAGTATATTGACCCGAAAGGATGTAACTAAAATGGACGTACAACTAATAGTAAAATTAACGGTAGGCGTCACAGCCGTAGCCGTATGGACTACTGCGGTATACCTGAACCTGTCACCAATAGAACCCCTAATCAATGCCTGTCAGCTTGCGCTGGTTGGCTTAGGTGTCTACCATTTAAACCAAGGAGATAAGCCATGAAAGCACTTTTAGTATTACCCCTAGTATTATTACTTACCGCTTGCCCGAGTCTGCAATACGCGGGTAATGCGTCGTACTCCGTCAAACCTTTTACCGATAGCAACGGCCAAGTCGTATGCTGCGCTGTGGATGTGCGCAACGGTAAAGAGATCGCTAACCTTGAAGCCCATGTCACAAAGCAAGGCGATAACTATACCGTAGACTTGAAAGAGCAAGGTGTGGCCGCGTTCGCTGGTCAAAAAATCGCAGCCGAAGCCTTCACTAGCGCCGTCACTGAGGCTACTAAAGCGGCTGTGGCAGCAGTACTAGCCCCCTTACTACCCGCACTTGCTCCCGCGCTAGTAGCGCCCGGACTTGGCGCAGCAGCATTAGGCGCAGGGGTTGGTATCGGGGTTGACAAACTGGTAACACCTAAAGCACCATGAGCAAATTCCTCTGCCAGCTAGATATGCGGCTGATGTGGGATGTCAAGGGCTTCCCGTTGTGCAACCGTGATGGGCGTCAGCTATACCAGTTACTCCACGACTTCTCATACCTATCCGACGTAGCTAAGGGTACCATTACGGCACCCGCTGGCTTCGTTACTGATCTAGCTTCAGTACCACGTTTACCTTTTATGTTCTTGGCGTTAGGTGATATGGGTCAAGAGCCGGGGGTAATACACGATTACCTGTACTCTACGGGGGTACTACCGCGTAGTATGGCCGATAGCGTATTACGCGAAGCCTTAGAAGTGACTGGGGTTAGTAGAGTAAAAGCTAATATGTTCTACGCCGGCGTACGTGTTGGTGGTGCTAGCCACTACGGTACTACTTAAACGTTACCGATTGAAGTGCGAAGTAAGCCGCCACATACCCCTCAGTAGTCCAAGTATTAGCTATCGCGGCTGGAAAGCGCTTGTTCTCTTTTTTATGCCTAGTCGTAGTAGCCGCAAATAGCGGCTTGCCATTAGCGTTGAACCTAAATGCATGCGGTTTAGCTCTCATTTTAATTCACCCCTAAAAAGCATTTAACCAAGTAGCAAATCCTGTAGCCACCATATGAAATCCAGTCGTACCAGTGCCATGCGCGTACGACTATGTGCGTATCGTCTGGGATGCTTACCATCCATACCTTGATACCATTGACCCGTATCCGATTGGCGTGCGTGATGCCGTGAGCATTAGGCGTTTCAAGTGTGAACGTTTTCATTTTTCAATCCCCTTCTGAATAGTAAAACCAAATCGGTCTCTACTTCGGAATCGTCTGGTAGTTTTACTACGACGGTATTCATGTAGTGCCCTGTGCGTATTATCTCTACAACGCAGTGCATAACTGAATGCCATTGCCAGCGCTCTACCTCTCGGATAGGTTCAGCCATTATTCGCAATCGCCCTGAAAAGCTGTCCTATCCAATTTGAACTGTTCTTTCTGCGCCGCCGATTGTAGTGTTGATAATGACCCCCCAACTTTTCCAATAGACCCAGCACCGGCTTCGACCCCAGCCTCAAAACACCTTTTGAAATCGCCGAGGGTATAGAACGGCGCATATAAAAGACCCGACTCTTCTAGCCAATCCTTAAAGGTTTTCACAATGTACTATCCGCGTAGGGTTGGAATTCGTTAAGTTGATGCGCGAATATATGCACCACACCAGCGTCAACCACGAATATGTTAACAATGCGTATAATGACGCCGATAGTTTCGGCGCCCGCTTCTGGTACATTATCAGGGCCGAGCGCACCAACAGCATAGCATGCTTCAAAACGTTGCTCGTCTTTAGTGCCTTCGTAGGCGACGCTGTAAGCGCGTTGTAATGACTCCCCCTCATGAACGTATAGGCTAGCTATTTTACTAGCCTCTGGCAGCTTGCACGCCTCTGAGGTAAGGACAATATGCCCTTCTGTATCATTAGGCGCTCGTAGCTGGGTAACACCAGCATGGGCGAACAATGGCGCTAGTAAAAAAAGCAAAGCAATACCTTTAGTCTGTGGTTTCATCTTGAAGCTCCTTTATTTCCCAATGGTAATCGGGATGTGTTAGAACGCCCCAGATCGTAGCCTCTGGGATGGCTTTACTTGTAAAACGTGCGTGGCGATGCACAGCGGCATGGGCTACTAAAGCCCGTAAATTAGACGACAACTACGACCCCTCTACCAAATATAGACACTAAAACGGTAGCTATGAATAAAATGGCGATAAGGCCAATGAAAATGCATACGACTTTATCCTCTCTTACACCTTTAGTACCCCTGAGTATTTTTCGTTTTGCTTGGTACAGCATGATCTCAAGCTCAGTTTGAGTAAGAGGCTTGTTACGGTAATACGCCCTACAGCGCTCGGTGTATGATTTAAACATCTTAATTATCCTATGGTAGGTAAACGATTAGGGCCACTAGGCCAATAGCGGTAAAGGCTAACGATAGCCCTGTTATAGTGACGATAAACCAATCACCCTTGTACCACTTCATGGCGCGTTGCTCGTCTTTGTATCGGGCAAGTAGTTTATCGGATCGGGTGATGCCGTGATGATCGCCGTAGTTTTTAACCACTTTGTTTCTCCTTCGTAACTATAACAAGCGGCGACCAGATACCGGCCAGTGCATCCCAAGAGCCCTTTTCATCGCCGTCGTAAACTGGCTCAAGGTATTTTTCTTTAGGTCTGAAGTCAAAGTATCTGCCCTCGGTAGGATGCCACACCTTGGGTAAATCTACCTCATAGCCATACCAACTACAGCGTTTATTATGGAACCATTGTGCAGCAGCGGTAATAACGACTACCTCCCCAATTACTTGGGGAAAACTAGTACTGTTAATAATCCGTACCTTTTGACCTATCCGGAATTTATCCATTTTGTTTCTCCTGGATTCAATTTACGATTAGACAATAGCAGGTGCTACAACGTATGTCAACTACTTTTAACGCAATTTAAATTTATCTCTACACCGTGCGCATACATCGTTAACCAGCCTAGGGCTTTCCTCACCGCAGCGTATGCATTCACCTGCCTCGCCTATCGGCATATCCCTTACCTGCTCTCTGACGTACCTAGCGGCACGATCATAGGCCTTTTCTAAATCGTCGTTTGCGTTATCGCATTCATCGGCCATTATAGTAACCCTCTAACTTTCATTGCGTTTAAGAAAATATCTTGTATACTCTGCTTACCTTCCACCCGCGCGATAACCATTTCATCGGCGGTATCGCGTGCAATTATATTATAAACGAATACGGGCCTGTCATACCCAGACTGAAGCTGTCTTACCGGGCCAATTCGTTCTAGTATCTGAAGCCTGTTTTCTAATGACCAGTCATGTGAGAAGAACACGATGATATTCCCACCATGTTGCAAGTTAAGCCCATGTCCGGCCGACGCTGGATGGGCCAATAGGATTGGTATCTTACCCTTATTCCAAGCGTCAATGGTAGCCGAACTAGCGTCTAGCTGTCTGGCGGTTTTAAAATGCTTAAGTAGCCTAGCCAAATCGGATTTAAAATGGTAGGCCACCAGCACGGGCATCCCCGCCGATTCTTCTATGATAGACTCAAGCTCTTCCATCTTCAGGTCATGCACTACTTTCCATTCCTTGCTGTGTTTGCGGTCTAAATCGCTTTCGGTAAGCGGGTCCACGTAGACTGCGCCAGAAGCAACTTGCAAAAGCTTTTGGGTTCTGGCGGCTGCGTTGAAGACTTCGATCTCGTGGCCTTCAACTTCCATGAACATTTCGTCTTCCATGTCCTTGTATAGCTGACGAGCGCGTATCGGCAAGTCTACGTAGCGGTTAGAAACGATAGGCTCTTTGAGATCGAACCAGTCCTTTGCGTCAATGGTCAGGCATACGTCATGCAGGACGTCTTCAATTTGTTTCTGAGCATGCTCCAAGGGTTCTGACCCAAAGCCGTTGAAAGCACGCTGAAACCATCGGCTAGTAAAAGACGTAAAAGTCCTACCGAGGCGTTGGCCCCCATCTATAAAATAATTCTGCCCCCATAAGTCGATTAAACCATTCGGCGCGGGCGTTCCAGTTAGGTTAATAAAGCGCTTTATTTTTGAGAAAGCTACGGTAGCCAAAGCTTTAGTACGAACACCCCCCTGCCTAGTCCTGAAGTTCTTTAACCGCGTAGACTCGTCGGCTACCACGGTAACGAAAGGCCAGCGCTCGCCGTAGTATTCCACCAACCAGACGAGGTTATCATAATTACAGGTATAAATATCGGCCTTGGTATTACAAGCTCCTATGCGGTTGGCGGCATTACCGACAATAGGACTGACTCGCAAGTGCTTTAAGTGGGGCCAATCGCGTACTTCTTGAGGCCATGTGCTTTTAGCAACGCGCAAGGGTGCTAGGACTAACGCGGGGAAAACGTCTTCGAGTAAGTTTAAATCCTCTAAGGCGGTTAGGGTTGATACCGTTTTTCCTGCGCCCATGAAACAGAAAACGCTACAGCGCTTGTGTCGGATGATGTAGTTAACTATTTGGGTTTGGTAGCCCCTGAATTTACGTCTGTCTAGCATTATCGGTTCCTTGGGTACGCTCTGTTCTTTATTCTTCGGCAAGCGTCGCAATATGAAGCGAGACAACCAGATTTTTTATTACGCGCCCTAGGTAAGACTTTACACATAGGGCAGATAGGACTCAGCACCGTGCCGCCTTGTAGTTCAGGCTCTTGTAGTATTTGCTGAACTATGTCAGCTAGGCGCACGTTAAAACTTCAGCTATGAATTCATCAACACCTTCTAAGCTATTAATCACACGGCAACGTACGCCATGCTTGGTCAAACGGATACGTTCCCGTATCTGGCCGGGGCGCTCTACCCCCTTAGGCCTTTTTAATTCCACCAGCCAGACACCATTAAGCGCTACGAACCTGTCCATTGCATGCGCTCTGCCTATCCATTGCACCTTACGAATCTCGCCTTTGTGATGCTTAATCATTTTAACGAGGTACTGTTCAATATGGTATTCTTTCATGGTAGCTCCTGTCATAAAGATTCAACTAAAACAAGCCCGATCTTTGCTTCTGGTACTTTTGCAAATATCGTCTGACGAGCAGACGCTATGCTATCGGCACCCTGTGCTTTGCAGCACGACGATGTACCGTCGTGATATCGGATTACAGTCAGGTAGGTTATCATTCGCTAAACCCCGGTTTTGTTTGCTTGCCAATCGTCATACTGAGTCCATGCCGGGCCGAGCATGTTAAAAGTCTTATCGGCTATCCCGAAACTAGGCTTCACCTCACTCCAAAGTTTTGCGCTATGGTGCTTGTACCGTGCGCCTATCTCGACTAGGGCGGTATTCCTGAGGGGATGCTCTACGGGCAGGTCGGCCAGCATCATTTACTACGGTCCTCGAATTCGTCATCCTGCATTTTGCAAACGTGGGCTTTTTTATGCTCTACTAATCTGTACTTGGTAACACCGTCAGCGGTATATACCTCTTGCCACTCAAGATCGGTAGCTCCGCAACGTTCACATGTTACCTGCAAATTGCGTTGGTTTTGCTTTCTACCGTAGATTATTCTGTCTTCATTATCGTCAAAGTAGCTCATAATTATTTCCTATATCTGTATGAAGTGAAGCCTTCAGCGGCCAGTGGCAATCCTTCTGCCCAATCTGGCACCGTGGACATGTAACTGCATAGCTCTTCTACCGAATATTCCTCGGTATCCGGCACCTCTACGACCTGTTCATCGTGGACGGGAAATACAAGTGGGTACCCACCCTCGTCGGCTAATTGTAAACCATGCTTGAATACGTCTCTCGCTCCTGCCTGAGTGACATTTTCCGCAAGTTTTCCCCCGAATGTTTTAAGACGTTCCCACTTACGGGTATACATGTGCACGCCCATAAAACTGATCGCGCCTTTGTCATCTACCCTTGGGTAGGGGAAACAAAGCGAACGCCCCGAAGGCATTATGATTCTAAGCCATTGCCCATCCCGTCGCGCTTTGAATCTGCCGTAGGAGAAAGACTTGCTTGGGGTGGATATAGCCTCTACTACTATCTGTTCCAGCCCCGCCCAGAGCGCGACCACCATCGGATGGGCCTGCCGCCATAAGCGCTTGAACGATTCGCAAACGACGAAGACCTCTTTGGGTAGTCCGAAGGTGGAACGCCTTTTTTTCACTGTCCATTCGTAAAATCCTTCCGCTTCTTTTTTAATTTCATACGGCAAAGTATCGTACGCCGCTTCTGCTAGCTCATCTAGGTCTAGGTTGTACCCCGCGGCGAAGGTCAGGAATGCCCCCACCCCTCCGGCGTACCCTAGCGCCAATTCTTGAACCTTACCTATCTGCCGTTGTGCTCCGTCAACGTCAGTGGCATCTATCCTGAATCCCTTGGCGTATGCCAGCTTGTAGATGTCCTCGCCAGTACCATTATCAAAATCCCTGAAGGCTTGCAGCTTCCACTCTTCGCCAGCGGCCCAAGCCAGATAGCGGCCCTCGATGTTGGCCAAGTCAGCCGAGATCAGCTTTTTACCTTCCGGAGCTATAAGCGTTGAGCGTAGGCATGAACTCGTCAAGTGCATGATGTTATCGTAGACCATATCGGCGCTGTCTTGTTTTAGCAAGCGTACACCTAAGTCAATATCCTCTTGGTCCATTAGGTTACGCGCTGGGAAGTTTTGTGGTTGAACTGTACGACCAGCATCGCGACCCGTACGGATAGCCCCCGAGAATTGGATTAAACCACGTACTCGGCCATCGTCGTTCACGGCTTTGAGCATGGCTTTATACTTACTGGTGCTAGTGGTGCTGACCTGCAAGCGCATTGCCAATAGCTCTTTTAACTCTCTCGGTAAATCCGGGTCTTCCAAGCGCCGTTCAATAGTCGCCATCTGTAGATTAGGTAGCGAAACGCCATACGCTTCAAGCATGTAGACCAGCATCTTATCCCGTTTGGATGTACTCTCTAAGCCTTCGCCTAGGCCGTCGTAGTTGGTTAACTCCTGCGTACGTTCCTTCAGTGTGCGCTGAGCCTTATCAACCGCTCTAAGCGCTCCCTCTGCAAGTCCGACATCAAGAGCAACTCCTCTATCATTACACCGTTGGTCAGCGTACCAGTAGGCCAACTCACTTCCAGTGATATTCCACTTTGGGAGTATACGATCAAGTTCCCGCATCGAAGTAATGTCTGATCGAGCGTAGTCAATGAATTGTTGCCATTTTTCGGGGTGTGAGACATGGGTATTCCTTACGCCCTTATTAGGCTTGCAGAAGAAAAGAATAAGGGCATGGCCCTCTTTGTGCTTGGCATTAGCGCCGATCTTAAAAATATCGCAGAGCTTATCCAAGCTACCAGGTAGCCCATGCTGCATGGCCCTTACCATCGTGCAACGAAAACGTTCAATCGGTATGACATAGCCAAGCGCTTGCCGTAGTACGTTTCTATCGAATTGCGAATTGTGGCAGGTGATAATTATTTCGAGGTTATCCAGCGCAGTATCCAAGTCGTTTGGTATAAGCGGGTTCTGCGTTGCATCCCAGACTTGCACGGGACCATCGTCAAAGGCGTAGGTAACGATCATGCACTCAGCGTCAGCCGTGTAGCGATATCCCCCATTGCGGATGGGGGTTTCAGAATACGTTTCCGTGTCAAGGTAGAGTTTAGTCATTTAGCCCTAAGCACCACATCTACGTGGATAGCCGCTGAGTACTTCGAAGAGTTTGGAACTTTAACTAACCCTGTGAAGGTCTTTTTAACCTCTCCAACGAGTTCAAAACCCTTAACTAGCTTACGCTGTAGTACGATATCCGAGGTTTCTTCAAGGACTTTATTTGTCGATACTAAATCGCATCTAGCGGCTTCTTCAGCCGTGAAATATTTTATAGTACCATCTGACCAATCAAAACCCTCATTTGGGCTTGCTTCAATAACATTGATAAATTCGCTCATGTTACTTTCTCCTAAAATTAGTGTTGATAAGTTGCTTCGATTCACCCTGAACCCAGTTGCCAGCGCCTACGGGTGTTTACTCTGCTATGCCCTAGTGAATATGTTCTTGTGGTGGCTAGGCCTACTGCTAACAGAGCATCGAAACCTTTTACCGTGATATCAGCCACGGCTCACGTTTACAACGCTTTCCCGCCCATAAGACGGTACTGGTGGAAAAGTACGCTCCACTTCCCAATAATTTGCTTTTTAGTGGGCTAGCTAAACAACCTGAAGGTTGCGTTGCCGGGAGGGCGCCCGTCAGCTAGCCCACTAAAAAGCCCTCATTTCTGAGGACTGGTTTACTACACTAAATCGTCGTCATCTAGGGCCAAGGACTCGAACTCGTCATCCCCCGCTGGTGAGCCACCCGCAAAGGCGTCACCATCTTTGTAGAACTGAACACCGCGTAAACTGGCATTGATACGTTTGCCGAAGGCATTGTCCTGTGCGTACAGCTCAATGTGAGCTACGACGTAACATCCACCGTAGGGCTTACCATCGGCTTCAATTAATTCAGTGCGGCCGTCGACGTCGCGGATAGTGGGCTTGACTTTATTGCGGGCATTGACGAAAAAGTTACCTTCATAACCTTCGTACTGAGCTTTTGTATCGCCGTCGTGGATAGCGAGCTTATCGCCTTTGACGAGAGCTTTATAAATAGGCTCCCATTTAGCGCCCCATTTTTCCTTGGCAACGGCTTCACAGGCGTCGTCTAACACTTTTTTAGCTGGGTGATCTGGCGGAAAAATAAAAGCGGCTGAGAAAGCCTTGTCGCCACCGTCGAAGGAACCGGGAGTAAAAATCTGAGGGAAAGCCAGACGTACATTTTTAAGTTGCAATTTCATTTTTGAATCTCCAATTTGGAATATTTACTTTTAAAAAATCCCACTCCGAAGAGTGGGTTTTGCTACTAGAGCAAGAGTATATAGCTTACGCTACTTAACTCGTTTTGTCAACCCACCAAGTCATCTAATTCATCGGTCAAATCGACCATATCGTCGGCCACTGGGGTGATAACCATGGCTGGCCGCCTATCGCTTGCTGGTGCTACGCTAGGGCCACCGTCACGTTGCACGATCAAAGGTATAATTTTATTCCAGCGTTTAGGTGAATCCTTAAGCACCTTTTCTATCGCTGTAGGCGTAGCCAGTTTCATGTTATACATTTCGTCGACCTTCAGGCGCATGGCCTTGAGCGCGGCTTCAGCGGCTTGTTCGTCATCCCACGACTTATTACCCTTGCGGCCTTGTACCAGCTTGAAGTCTGGCACGGGTGTACCTAGCAGGAGCAAGCTCTCAACCCCGGCACGTACGGCCTTGCACCAGCCCTCTACCAAATCTACGACTTTGAGGCGTAAACTCAATTCTTCTGGGTCTAGCCCCCTAACATCGACGACCTCTTCAGTCAGGTCTTCAAAATCAGCACCGACTAACTCCTCAATATAAGCACTTAGCTTAGGGCAAGTAGCCTTGGCTTTACACCATCGGCAAGCGTCTCCACTAGGTTTGAGATAACTGTCAAACCAACCTTCAGTAATAAGGCCGCCTTCTTCATAGCTGTGCGTAGCTGCGCGGACATTTATGACCGAGTCATTTACACCTCCCCTGAAGTCTGACATTTGATCAAGTGTTAACACTTCTTCTGAAACATGGCCTAGACGGGGCTGGTGGATTACTTTACGGACAAGCTTGAAGTCATGGATAATTTCATACTTATCCATCGCAGCCAGCCCGTAGATACCCAATTGCGGATTACCATCGGCTTCGACCTTTACACCCATGCCAAACTTAAGATCAACTACGATTAGTTCATCGTCGGTGATAATGACGGCATCACTTGTACCTCCGGCGTCCTCTTCACCCGTAATGTTTTCTAGGCTCAGCCGTTGCTCAACATGCAGCACGCCACCGGTAAGGTTAACGATACCACGTACATAGTCTAGGTAACTTTGCACATGCTCTGCGAAGTCGGTACCTACCGTAAGCTTATACCGTGGCGTTTTTTCGGTGTGGATTGAGAAAGCCTCGCCCCATTCACCTACGTAAATCTCACGGCCTCGGTACTCGGCAGCGTTAGTGTCCAGAGTCAGACACACCGAGGCGAGGTAATGCGCCGCAGTGCCCTCGTCAGAAAAATCACTGTTCGTGTTCGGTAGCCCCCGTGAGAGGACTACTGAACCGGGGCAGTGCATCCAGCGCTCGGCACTGGATGGACTCAACTCCGCGTGCTTAGCCATTTAGAAGCTCCAAAACCTCGGCGTAGATCGCCGCGAAGTCTTCTGGCTTGGCTTGGCTTACCTTAGCTAATTTGCGACCTTGCAACAATCCTACCGCCTTGGGTCGATCAAGTTCTACTAAGTCGGTGAACTTGGTTGCCAGCATTTTTAAGGTAACTATTTCTTCTGGCTCGCCGCCGGTCAAGTCGGCCTCTTCAACTACTTCTGGCTCCGGTTCAGTCACAGTCGAAGAAGTATCGGCAACCACCTTTGTTTTTACAGTAGTCACAGGTTTTTCTGACTTTTTTACTTCGGTAGGCTCATTCAGTACCGAGGGTACATCCGGGCAGTTATTAAGTGCGTTGGTGAGACTTATAATTGCGCTCGTAAGCGCCTGTAAATCTTGTTCTAATGGCATTGTGTTACTCCTTGGTTATGGAAAGTTGTTTCATGCGTCTTGCGCATTCCTGTGCCCCTTGGTGGGGCTTGTACTTGTTACCCGTCGGTACTACTTTACGGTTGCGTTTTAGCTTCTTTACCGTACCGCCGCGATACGCACCGGAGGTAGGGTAGTCGCTATTACTGCGGTAAGCGTGGTTAACAGAGTTGATATTTTCATTAAAGTATCTCGGCTTTCTTGAGTTTACCTGTTTCGCCGTCGAAGGTGAGTTTCAGGTTGTTGATGTTTTGGGCGGTTAGCGTACTGAATCTCGCGGCTACAACATCATAGTAAAGATCACCGTTAGGGTTATCGGCTAGCAGGGGTATATTGCTCTGATTAGCGAAAACGTTGTAGTTAGCAATACCGCCGTAGATTACCTTATCTGGCTTTACCTCGGGTTTAATGCGGTAACGCCCCGGTGGGTATAGCCAACCAGGACTAGCAACGCTATCCCACCCCCCGTGATTACCCAAGTACTGGATAGTCTTACCAGCGGCCTGAGCCGCTTTCAATTCCCGATGAGGGTCGTAGACACGGTACTGGCTACTGTCGAAAAAATACGGATTCGGGTCACGAAACCAGTTACCCCTATGCTCAAGCTCAATCTGAGCACCATCGGCCCAAGCCTTGATTACCTCGCTATGTATATGCTTAGTCATTTTTATCTCCGACTTGATAATATTCTACGAAAGGGGTCACAAGAACTGACGTGTAATGCTGCGCCCCCGTTTAGTTGTTGCACTACCCATGTTAATTCCCGACGTAATTCGTCAGGCGTCAGTTCGGTGACTAGAACACCTATGGGGCCTAACTCAGGCCTAGCCCATATCGTGTTAGCTCGTTTAGGTACTTTACTAATCTCTAATCCAAATAATTGCATGATTTTCTCCGTTAAAAAGACCAGAGCCTTAAGCTCTGGTTTATGGGGTATCTAAAAAAGTGCTTCTGCTAGTGGCTATTTTCGGCCTTTAGCTGGTCGGCTTGGGTTTGGAATACAGCCGCACGTGGGTGGTTCTGTGCTTTTGCTTCATCGGCCTTGGCCTGTAAAGCGGTTATGGCGTCGTGGACACGAGCGTCATTGATGTTTCTAATCGCGTGATTTCCGTACAGGGTATATCTCCTGTATTGATTATTTAAAAATTAAGTATTTGTTACTAATAAGTAGCTAGTGTAGCAGTCGCTATTATCGTTTGTCAAGTGTTTATTTCAATCTATTTCATACCCATGCGAACCGACTAGGGCATTAACATCGGCCCAGTCCTCATTGGATGGGGTTTTAAGCGCTTGGCTGATCTCACGGCCATACTTTATGCCGTTGCGCTTATTAAAGTGCTCTGGGGGTTCGTACGAGCTTCCGTAGCGGTCAAGTACAATTCGTTCATTCGGATGGTGTTTCATTTTAATTCTCCTCGGTAAGTGGTACGGCCTTTGGGCGGGCGAAGAACATATTACCCATTACTCTTACGACTTTAGTGCTACCAAATAAATCAAGTAGCCATTGGTCAAATTCTAACCTGAATTTATCGGTAACTAAAACGTCAGGGCTGAGTTTTAGTACCGGTACCGTATCCGCTAATACCGGTGAAGAACGTAGTTCTAACGCGTTAATAGTAATTTTCATCATTCACTGCCTTTTAGTTGATAGTAAAAGATGGTGCACAGTAGCAACTGCTCTTTTAAATTCTAAGTTGTAACTTATGGCAGCTTCTCTATCTAACTCTTCTATCCACCATTGACCTTCTTTAAAATTTCCAATTGGTTCTGGATAGGTAATAATTTCTTCTTCGTTAATCATGTTTAGCCTTCTATCGTTTCGTCTTGATTGTCAGATTCATCTTGTCCAGCAGAGAAATCGCATGAGAAACATTCCCATTTGCCTGTAATGATGTTTTGAGTAACACTACCTTGATGGCATTTAGGGCAACTAAAACTTAGCTCTCTATCTTCTGGAATATCGTCAAAGCTCATTTCAATCTCCTGTGTTGTTTAGTTTAAGGGGTTACTATCCCATTCGTTACATTTATATGCTTAGGGCAGCAGATACCTTTTGTTTCACAACCAATGCTTGGTGATATTGTCGGATTTTCATAATCACCATTCCAATGCCATACTGGATGCACCGCTGCTTCCTTTTTAATCTCAACAGAACACGTGCCTAGTCTAGGGC